ATGCCTAAAAAAAGGAGAACCTCTATCATCTGCAATGATTGGATAGCATATACCAATATTATGGATGATGCTACAGCATGAAGACTCTTCAAGTGTATCTTAGCTATCAGAAATTGACAATGCGTAGATCCACCTGAAGATCTCAAATTTATTCTTGCTCATATTCAAGACTTCTGGAGAGAAGTTGATGAGGAATATGCTAAAAAATCAAGCCGTCAAAGAGAAAAAGCTTTGAAAAGGCGAAACAAATCAGATCCTGACTCTGATTTACTATCTCAAGAATCAAAAAGTGATACCACGGCATACGATGGCATACCATTGAATGCTACGGATACCAATCAATGCCTTACTGGTACTAATACTAATAAAAAAAATATATATTTAGAAATATATAATACACGAAATAATAAAAATATAACACAACATAAAAAATTAAATGAAGAAATAAAAAAATCGATTGAAAAAATTTTGCAAGATTTAAGTGAATCTGAAGTTATACAGGCGATTGAGAATTATGCAACAATTTATCATTCAGACAAAACCTATTTCAAGCATAAATGGACTTTATCTGAGTTCTTATCTAGGAAGAATGGAGCGAGAGTATTCCTGTATAAGTCAGAAGAAGACTACCTAGATAAAGATAAAAAACAGTCGAAAAACAATGAAAATTATAGTACAGAAGCTCGAAATTTAGCGACCTAAAAATTCCAAAAATGCATATCGAAACTGACGCAAACAATAAACCTTTCGTTGATTATCTCAATTGAGAATTCAAAACGAATGGAAAAAATCTGATTGTGATTGGCAAACCTTGAGTTGGCAAAACTTACCTCTGCAGACAGTTAATCGCTCATGATTACTTCATTTCAGAGCCTACCTTCAGACAGCATATCGTGAATGGGACTTGTGTTTTGAGGAAGCCTGAAGAATTCAGATCAGAATTAAAATACTTCCCTCTTGAGGCGTTGGCAAAAAAGAGGGTTGTGATCTTTGACGACTATGGCAAAGGAGCGGTGACTGATGCATACCTTGAGAAAATGTACTATCGACTTGATAGTCGTATCGAAAGAGGTTTGAGAACAATCATCACAACGAATCTTGTAAGCTTAGAAGAATTCAAGGCAAGAGATAATGGAATTGCCAGTAGGTTGATGATGAACGCAGATATTTATATTTGCGATACTTGGAAAGATAGAAGAATATCTGAAACTAGAATTTTGAACAAAATTTTACATTAGAGTCAAAAATCATGGATACATCAAAACAATTTTTACTCAAAAACCTCCTCAAACTCAGAGATTTGAGATGAGAGGTGGATGAGGAGGCATTGAGCAATATTATAGATAGTTTGAGGGATGAGCTTTATCATCTCCGAGAGCAAGATGAGCTCTCACAAAATTATGACCACTGAAGTATAAGGCGAGAAGAAGCCTTTAACGAGTGGGCTAAAGAAAAAATTTTAACAATTAACCAATAAATACATGACAACACAACTTTCTACAATAGATTTCCTCAAAAGAGAGGAAGTAAAACAAAAGTTCCAAGAGATACTTGGTAAAAATGCAACAACTTTTATGACCACGGTAATGTCTTTGGTGGCTCAAAATAAGATGCTGCAAGATGCAGATCCTCAGAGCGTGTATATGTCTGCTATGACAAGTGCAAGTCTTTGACTTCCTGTTAATCCCAACCTTTGATTTGCATATATATTACCCTACAAAAATAAGGATTGAACGGTAGCTCAGTTTCAACTTGGATATAAGTGATTTATCCAGCTTGCTCAAAGATCAGGACAATTTAAGACGATCTCTGCAAGTCCAGTTTATGAGGGACAATTAGTAGAAGAAAACCCTCTAACTTGATATGTTTTTGATTGGAAAAATAAGAAATCTGATTCCATTGTTGGATATGCTTGATATTTTTCACTCATAAATTGATTCGAAAAAACAATTTTTATGAGCGTTGAGGAGCTTAAAAAACATGGGAAAAAATATAGTCAGACCTACAAAAAATGATTTGGTCTCTGGGAAACTGATTTTGATGCTATGGCAACTAAGACAGTAATTAAACTCTTGCTTTCTAAATTTGCTCCTTTGAGTGTAGAGATGCAAACAGCAATGATCGTTGATCAGTGAATAATCAAGTGAGATAGTCTTGAGGATGTAGAATATCTTGATAATCCTGAGATTATTGAAAGTGAAGTTATAGTTGATGAAGAACTTGTTGAAAATTGGAAAACTCAGTTGAAAGAGTGCCAAACTCTCGAAGAAGTTGAGGCACTCTATAAACAGAATAAACCAACAAATTCTACAATTTTATCTCTCTTTACAGAAAGGAAAAATGATCTCACTAGCGGACAAGTTCAAGATTAGAGCAAGTATGCTCTCCCAGATAATGACTAATCCTAGAAACAAATCTGAAGTGTTATCTAAAACTTGTATTTCCTACTTAGAGCAACGAGTCAAAGAAGAACTCTACTGAAGGAAAAAAGACTTATCTTCCGTAGATTCGATTGCAAAAGGGATTGAGTGCGAAAATGAGGCAATATTTGTACTCAATAAAGCACTTTGAACTGCCTATAAAAAAGCAGTTTATGCTTCGTGAAAGCGTATGGATAACGGATATTGCACAGGGCACGAAGATATAGATTGAGGAGATCATACGATTGATACCAAAGTTTCTATCAGTTTTGAGACTTTCCCTCTCTTTTCTCAAGAAGCAGATAGTGCGTATTATTGGCAAGGACAAGCCTATATGCGACTCAAAGGGGAAAATTACAAAAAACATACGATAGCAAAAGTATTAGTTAATACTCCAACACGAATGCTTGAGCAAAAACTTTATTTTCTCTATACGAATCTATGCAGAAAATATAATGATAATATGGAGTTTGTAGATATTGAATACGAAGAAAAGGCAAAATCAATCTTTCTTAATAATGTCTTTGATCAGCAAATTACCATCAATTCAAACGGCTTATTACTCCAGCTCTCTGAAAACGAGATTATCCCTTATGAAAAGAGGGTACATCTTACAACGATAGAGAGAAATGAAGAAGATATTGCAAGAATCATAGAAAGAGTTGAACAATGTAGAGCGTATTTGAAAAGTCTATGATATTAATTTTATTCACTATAAAAATTCAATGAAACTATTCTTTTTTGACACAGAAACGACAGGCTTAAATCCTGATAGAGACAGAATTATTCAGTTTTGAGCAATCTTTTGAACACTTGATGAAAAAACAGGAAAATTCCACGAAGAAAGAATTATCAATCAATACATCAAGATTAAAGAAGAAATCCCAGAACAAGCAAGTAATGTTCATAAAATTTATAATTCAGACTTAGAACCATTCGGATATATTCAGGATTATATCAAGGAATTTATAGCCTATATGGTAAAAGCGGATTACTTGATCTGACATAATGTGGATTATGACCGCAAAATGTTTATGGGAGAGGTTAACCGCTGTGAAGTTAAGTTTAATCCAAACGATCATAAGCGGTTTGATACCATGACTTCTACGATTGCACTCGTAAATTGACCGTGAGGAAAGCGACCAAGACTTATGGAACTTTATAGATTTCTATTTGGTAAAGAGTTCGATGATGCTCATGATGCAATGGCAGATATTAGAGCGACAAAAGATTGTTTCCTTGAACTCTATAAGACAGGGAAAATTACTTTACCTAATAATCAATCCTAATGGCAACAGATAAATTTATCCTCCTAGCTGGAGTTCTTCTTCGGCTAGGGGTGGTGATTTGGGAGATAAGGAAAAAGTAGATAAGATTCTGATTTTATATTTTGTTTTTTTAGAAAGATGGAATTAACAATAAAAATTAGCTCTCCAATGATGAGAGAATTTGATGTTCAAATCAAAGCTGAATGAAATTCGGCAGATATCTCTCTAGCAGTTATTCAAGGACTCCCTGATGCTATCGCTAGTATTCTTAATAAACTTAAGTGATCAACTAAAGAGTCCAAGGAATTTACAGTTAATGCTCTCATCAGAGAACTAAAGGCAAAAGTCCTTGGAATAACAGACCCGAAAGCTGATCTTGACGTTCTCTTTGGAGGAATTCAAGGAATCTTAGAGCAGATGATTAAGAGGAAAGAGTTTTAATTCAGATTTAAGCTTATGGAACAGAAAGAAATTACAGTAGAACACCCTACATTTACTGGGTATTCTTACAAATTCAAGATTCTTTGAGAAACAGAGTGCCAAGTATTCAAGGTCTTTAAGAGTGGGAAAGAGAAATGTCTTGAACGATGAATATTCTCTAAACAAAAACTTATGTATGATTGGATTAATCTCAAGACCTCTCTCTACAACAAGGATTTAGAGAAAAAAGCTAATCCAAAAAAGAGTAACAAAAAAGAGGAGATTGATATTTTGGAAAGATGACCTCTGTTTATTATTTAACACCCTCTCACAGGGACAAAAGAGCGAGCTGAAATCTGAATTTACTCCAGCTTGTTCTCCTGTCCCTGTGGGGAGTCAGACTTTTCTCCCTTTTTTAAGGGGGATGTCAAGGATGCTCAGTAGAGATATTGATATAATTGATTTTGTTACTACTACACACAGAAAGTGACTACTGCTTATAGGTGCAATACCTATCTTCCTTGCTTATTTTAATGTCTATAAATTATAAAACATGGAAACAATACTGACGGCATGTGTTATGATGAATGGGAAGATCCCGCTATTTTGCAAGAGACATTGAGATTGAATCTTTGTTGCTGGGAAAATTTACTGAACATATATTTGCAGGGAGCGACAATGATTTTGGACCAATGATTGTAGATTTCTGAATAGAAAAGAAGCAATGGATTTAGCAAAAAAGAACGGTCAACTAATAAAAATTGACAAGAGCTGAAATCTAATAGACTATTCAGACAGAGAAGAGTTGCACTCAGAAGACTTACGATAGAGAAACTAGATTTTTAATTTTATTTAAATTGTAATGGAGAATACAGAACTACTACAAGCAATCTATGCGAGATATGTTAGAGGTGTTGGCTGAGAAAGAGATGTAGCTGAAAAAATTCTTAGAAAGAAACTAGAAGACTTAGGAATGACACTAGAAGACTACGAGAAAAGATTTTGAGAAAATTGCATTGACCATTTTTTTCTCAAACTTCCTAAAGTTCCTAAGGAAATGAAGAGAGTTATTTTTTGCTATGCAATGTCTCAGATTTGCTCAACCAAAGAAGAACTCCTTGACATTGTTGTATGGTGAGGAGCAAAAGAGATAGAGCTGAGAACTACAGAAATAAACTTTTTAGAGGTAAGATCTATTGTAGAAACTCTTTGAGAAGCCTTCAAAAAGGAACAGAGGAAACAAAACAAACGCCTGATCATTGCATTTGCTGAGGCGAACGATCTTCATTGGGAATTTACTTCTAATGAGCCTGAAGATAAAAAGCCAAAAAGGAAAAGTAAGACACTAAGCTTTGAAGAGATCGCAGCAATCACCGCAATGGCTAGCTGAATTAAAAAAACAGAAATTAGAAAGTCATTAGAGTGTAAATAGTCAGATTTATTTCTTTTTTATAAAATATGGAAGAACTAGAAACCTTACTAAACTCTATTATTAAGAGATGATGGAAGCCTTGGGACAAAGAATATACAACAATCGATGTCATACAAGACGGAAGGGAAGAATGTTTAATGTTTCGGAATGTACCAAAGAGGCAAATGAAAGCATATACTTTTCGTTCTCTCGTAAGTATCGAAAGCGGGCTTTGGCAATTTATATGCAAAAACAAACTCCTCTCAGACAAGGTAGATCTTCAAGACTATTTCGAAGATAGCTACTGATTCAGGAGGTGTCCATTCGATACAAATTGAATGTATCGAATCATGCAGTCCGCTCTTTATTCTGAGGAGGGATTGGTGAAGTTTTTAGTTGAGAATATTATTATAACATGAAATTCAAAGTAGGAGATAAAGTGAGGGTTACTAGAGATGGACTGTCAAAGCAAGCAGAAAGCTCTTTTGTTAAGAGCTATGAAATCTCTTGATGGGTAATTAAGAAGATTGTTGGAGAAGATATCTATTGTCCTAATGACGAATATTGGTATGAAGAAAAATATCTTGAACTAGTGACTGAAGAAGAGTTTGAGAGATGAGAGATGGTCGAAGTATGGTCTTATAAGGAAGAAAAGCGAGTAAAAAGATTTTTTCTTTGTGAAGCTATCTGAGCTAAATATCCATACATTTGTGTAGATATTGCCTCAGAGATGAAATTTAAGAATTGAGAGGAATTTCAAACAGGAGAATGGGACAAAATCCGCAAAATATCAAAACTCACTCGCAAGGAAATCGCAGAGAAGTTTGGAGTAGCTGAGGATTTTGTTTTAGTAGATTAAAAAAAGAATGAAATCAGATTTCAACCCTTGAGACAAAGTAAGGTACACCCAAGACTACATAGATGATCGAGAGCGTGCAACAGGCTTGCCGTATCCTTTTCAGGACAAGTACACAATCAAGGAGCAACTCACAAGAACCGCCTACCTCGCAGATGGAGAGAAGCCTGACAATAAAGGTCGTATTCTCCATCCTCGAGGAATTGAGAAGGTTGAAGACTAAAACAGACTTTTATTTCTTTATTTCATAGATGGCATTATATACAAAAATATTTCTATTCACATTGTCTTTGTGCATTAACATTGCAAGTTGGGCATTGGCGATTAAATGCGTAAATAAAAATGATGAGGCTCTTGTATGACGGATAGCATTTATATTCATCATGTGAACGCAGATGGCAGTTGTTAATTATTTAAGTAGTCTTTAATTTTTAATATAAAATCATGGCATTGAAAACATTAATCACAACATTATTTATAGTCGCAGAGATTGTAGTATTTTTTATAATTATTGGTTGAATCAACTGGCTAATGAAAAAATACAAAAGCTCACTAACAAGCGAGTGATTAATCCTTGTGGCATTAATAATGGCAATATTGTTTATATGAATTATGCTTAGTTTTATTTTTTATATGTTTTTTTAATGAGAGAATTAGAAAATCTACTCAATAAACTTATTGAGGAATGACGAAAGCCTTTTTGAATAACATTAAAAACAAAGATTAAAATACATGAGTGAGTATGGTTTTATGATGATAGAACTATGCAATTGGAGTTTGACTGTGGTAATATGGGGAAATATATTAGGCTCCGTCAGATAGTATCTGCAGAAAGCTGATTATGGCAATTTGTGTGTGACGAACAACTTTGTAAATTGCCTGAATACATAGACGCTCAATGGCATAAAACCGTTGAAGATGATAGAGATAACGAAAAGGATGTGACACATATCTTAACAGAATATGATTATAGATACCGACTCCTAGAATCAGCACTGATTCCAGAGAAGGAGCTGGCGAAATTTTTACTTGATAATATCAAACATGCCAAGAATAAGTAATGTAACAACGCACGGAATAGAAGATTCCATCATAGCTTCAGGTTATCCAATGAGGCTAGAAACACCAGAAAATATAAAGGAAGAAATTAGAGATACTCTTGAATTCCCTGGTAAAAGAGCGATTCAACTTGCTCATACTCCTGCTGGGAGCGGTCATGATCAGTTCCTTACAGGGATGATTGCCCAGTTTGACCTAACCTTTTCAAATAAAGCTTGGGTAGAAGCTGAGAGATATAACTTTCTAGATTTTATCTCTAGTCAGTCTACGATGCATAGATTGACTAAGATGAACTTTGATGAAGTCTTTAATGAATATGTTTCTCAGCAAACAAAGGAGCACATGAAAGAGTTACAGGATGCTTACAATGAAAATCCGACAAAGGAGAATAAGTTAAAGCTTTTGTATAATGCACCTGCTTGATTGGAGCTTACCGCAAGAATGACGACTAACTATCGTCAGCTCAAAACCATCTATAAGCAAAGGAGGAATCATCTCTTACCAGATTGGCAAATGTTTTGCGACTGGATTGAAACCTTACCTTACTCTGAACTTATTACAGGAAAAAAGAAAGGGTAAAGTTATACTTTCTAAGTTCTCTCAAAAGAGAGGGCTTTTTTTGAAATTCTCTTGATTATTTGTCTTATATCATTACCTTAAAGAAAGCACAGCTTTTTCTTGGCGGATGGGCTGTGTTTTTTTACTGATTTTTTGCCATTATTTTATTTTTTGCAAACAAAAAGTAAAAAAAGTCTTGCAATTTATAAAAAAATCAGTATACTGTAATTGTTCGATAGATGAACAACATTTAATTATTAACCATCCGCCAAGATGACAACAAAAAGACAAACTCCCGCTATGCTTATTAAAAAAGAGCTCAAAAAGGCGTTCCCATGAGTAAAATTCTCATGCAAATATGATTCATTTTCATGAGGTGATTCGGTTAGAATCTACTGGAGGGGATGACCATTAACAAGAGCAGTTAATAAAATTGCAATCCAATATAAAGATGGATATTTTAATTCAATGGAAGACCTATATCATCACATAAACGATAAACCTTATTGGATGACGGCAAAATATATAACATATAATAGAGAAAACGCACCTGAACAGACTCAAGTATTTATGGATCATGCAGGTTGTACAAAAGAAAGCTTGTTATCATGACTTGACGAACTTGATGATTATGATAAAATAAGGTCTATTGCCTCAATAGTAAGACGAAAAATGGATAATTTGACTAATAATAAATGAGAAAATTATTCTGATGATGTATCTAATGACAATAAAGAGATTTGAGAGATCGTTTCTAGGTATGTTGTATATGGTTGCTAGTATTTAGCCTGTAGTAGTATGTATGGTAAAACTAATGATAAAAACCTATAAAGCTGTAGAACTTGCAGAATTAGAAAAGAAAACAAAACCTACCATTTATAATAATGGTAGAAAATATATCCCTGTACAAATACCTTCCAAAAGATCAAAAAAGGGATATTCAATTAGATATATTAAAAAATCTGATTTAGATTATTATCTAAAAGAAAATGTTAAAGAGAACTATTGAATTAGTAAAAAATAAAATCAAATGAACCAGAAAAGGTTGACATACTCCGAATTATATGCATTCAATAAGAGTCTATAACTTACTTAAAAAATATTGATATTCTTCAGAAGTTCAATTAGCTGGACTACTTCATGATATGATAGAAGATGCTTGATTTACAAAAGAAGCCCTTTTTAGTTTATGATATCCAGAAAATATTGTGAAACTTGTATGTCTATCATCCCATGATACAAACAATCCAGATAAATTCTGAAGGCGAGAAGATATGATAAAATGACTAATAAGTGCCGATAATGCTGATGCACGAGCAATTAAATTAGCAGATATATCAGACAACCTTACAGAATGTCATTTCATGCAAAAAGACAACCTAGAAAGATTCTTATTTAAAAAAGCTCCCATATTTGTTTATTACGGGAATAAATATTTTTGATGAACAGAATTTTATAATAATTTTCTTGAAAGGTATTATGGACAAATTAAGTTTTACAATAATTATCATTTGTAAAAAAGCTGAGTATTATTCTCAGCTTTCTTTTTTAAATTCTTCAGAAATAAGTTGTTTATACTCTTCTTTCGATATTTCATTCCCATTTGCTCAAATATATGAAATAATTTCTGCTAATTGATCATTTGTAAGATTTGCTACATCAACAAACACCCCCGCTTCACGGTCAAAGAGTTCTATATCACCTCTTGACTTTTCTGTTAAAGGATAATCAAATTTTACAGCGTTTTCTGAATCTTTACGATATTTCATAAGAATGCATTAAAATATAAAGATTTCCACTACCAATTATAGTAATTATTGTAAATAAAGCAAGATTTATTTAAATTTTGCATAATATGTCTGACTTTCTATCTCTATTTGGCGCATTTGACGCTCTATCCCCTCTTGCTGACTTTTAGGAACATTTTTTAACTGTTCATCAAGAGCTCTTCGTTGCTCATAATATTTATGTCCAAGCCCTCCTTTTACTCAAGCCTTTTTTATGATTGCATCATAGGTTGCCTGGTCTAACATTCCATATTTTACAGCATCTTCTCATTCTTTAGCAACTATCATTTCTGGAATGTTGATTTGTGTTTCAGCTTTTATACCTTTGGAGGTGGGATAATTAAAGGAGATGTCTTTGTATCCAAGGATTGTTGGATTTGTAAATTTATCATCAAAGGATATCCCTCTTTCCACCAAATCTTGTGCTACTGATTTGAGATTTTCAGTATTTTTTACAAGTACTGTCCCCCTTACAATATCATTTACTTCGTTGATCCCTCACCTCTTTTTTGAGGCTTTTTCTAGAATTCTTTTTATGCCGTCCTCTCTTATAGAGCCATCATTATTGAGAAATTTGAGACTAGTCTTTATTGCTTTCCCATTATGAGTACTTGCAAGCTCATCCAAAAAATTATCTAATTCTTGTTTTGCTCCTTCATATCCTTTACGATTTGCCAATATAGCACCTTTTGTTTGAGATGATCAAAAGTTTTCTGATGGCATTTTCCTAGATTCTAAGAGTGAGTCACGATACGCTAGGGCTTCATCGTATTCCATTGTAGGGAGATTTTTTAGTTCTGCCATAGTTTTATGAGGATAAGATCAATATTTAGACCTTACGACTCATGGAGCATCTCAATTATGCTTCATTACGTAAATATAAGGCTCACTAAACTTTTCAAAATCTCGCCCCTCTGGAGCATATTCTCTATTGAATTTTACTTTTGCTACTGGTTCAAATCAAAATCTTTCATAATATCCTACAAGTCATTCTCAGTAGTTATCCATTTTATTCCCTCAGTTTTCTATCGCAGAAAACATCAATTCTTTTCATGCTCACTTTCCGTTAGATATGAAATTGATAATATCTCCATCAGGCTTTACGCTAATTACTGCTTGCTTATCCTCTGATACAAAATTTTTATAATTGGCGTATTCATCTATACTATGCACATCCATAAACGGTCATTTCGGATTTGCATTTTTGAGATTAATCGTTAAGTCCCTAAAATTTGTAGGATTGTCAGAAACTATAGATCTCTTGCTCGTTCCATCTGACTGAGCCAAGCTTCAAAATTCCCCTTGTATTGCTCATTCACTAGCTCAATTATATCCTCAAGCTGATCCATCAATCCTAGAGCCTCAATTCTCTGCAAAATCTCTTCAGAAAGTTGATCCTTTGTTAAGATTTTTTTCTCCATTGATAAGATTTTTAGAATCTAAAACATTACTTCAATTATACTTGCTTTCAGCCAAATTTCAACCTATTTTTCATCTTTGTATATTAGAAATAAGATCATCTAAATCTCAATCTTGTACAACCTTTTCTACCACAGGTTCTAGGGTTTTTATAGATTTCTCTGATAACTTGCTGACACCATTAGTTGCGATTCGCTGAGTAATTTCTTTTTTTTCAATTCCCCCTAGATTTTTTAGGAGATTCGCTACATTGCTTTTAAATTTCGTACTTCCTAATATTCCACCAATTATCGCTCACTTAGCCATATTTCAGATTCTTTCTGGGAGACTATCGTTCGGGTTCACACCACCACCAAGTCCCCCTAGTATCGCCCCGTTTCTTGCACTAGAGAATGGAGAAAGTAGTTCTCTCACAATATCAGCCTTATCTTTTCTGCCGATTCCATCAGCAAGCCCTCTAGCGATTTGAGTTTCGTTATTAAGCATTCTGATATTCCCTAGTCCCTCAGATTCTGCGACTTCTTCAATGGTTTTTTTAATACCTTGTCTGATATTTCTTAGCCCCTCTGCTTTTAATCCAGCTGTTTCTGTTCAGTTCTTATTAAACATGTTGTAGGCATCATCGAGGTATCTTTTAACCTTATTCATCTCTGATAAAGAATACTCACTTTTTATCATCCCTAAAATCTCATCAGCTTTATTGGTAAGCCCAGGAGTGGTTGAATAGTCTTTAGCTAACATCTCCAAAGCTTCATTGACTTCGCTTACTTTATGAGTCGAATTAGATAGTGATAACAATTCATCTACCAGGCTTTTTGATTTTTGTGCATGAGCATTAAGCTGACTTACAATATCCCCCTTGCTTCCCTTAAATCCTCTTTCTAGCATCCATTTCCCTACATCTTGAGGAGTTGCTTTTCATGGAAGCATTGATCCTTCTGTAATAAGTTGCTGTTGGATAGTTTCTAATTTTGCAGGGTTGAGTATTCCATTAAGTTCTAACTTACTCGCACTATTCCCTATCAGATTTTTAGCTTTATTTCCTACCCATCAGAGAGCTTTTCATAGTACAGGCAAAGCACCACCTATCCCAGCTCCTATTCATGCCTCCTCAAGATTTGTCGTTTCTCAATTTACTGCATTAAAGAGTACTGTATCACTGATTCCCTCTACTCCATTTTTAAGCATTTTTCACAAGATCGGTGCTTTTTGAGTTAGATGATCTACTTGTCCTCCAGCCTTATTGATCAATCAAATAACAAAGTCTGCACCTTTCTCTGTTTTGTTGATAAAATTTGCCATTTTTGGGAAAATTTTTGTAAGACTTGCTCCTACTTTTGTTGTTGTATTCGCAATCTGCACTCCTTTAGCTCAAGTCCTTACTATACCTCACGGAACAGCCGTCTGTGCAATGTCTGCGAGAGTATTCGTAGTATTATAAGTAATAGAATCCTGATCTTGACCGAGATCAGACCCTAATCCAAGATTATTTTTCCCATCAAGACTATCTTTCCAGCTTTGATTCAATGCATCTACTTTTTGCCCATTAGCTCAGAATTGTTTCGCTGTTCGTGCTATTGCATTCCCTATCCCCTTCCCTGCGAGCTTAGGGAGTCAAACAATACTATCAAGCACTCCACCTACAACATCTTTCCCAATTTGCCCAGCTTGTCTTCAGAATCACGGAGTTTGAATTTCTTGTTCTACTGTTTGACCATTCTGAATAAATCAAAGCCTTTTACCAATATCAAGGTTGCTAAGTTCTCAATTAAGATATCTTTCTACAGTTTTTGCTTGAGTTGGATTCTTAGCAAGAAAAGCATTGAGAAGCTCTTCATCATTATCTAATCCTTGAACGTTCCCTCAACTTTTTCTTGCATAATCTCTTACCATATCAGAAAGGATTGCACTTCTTAGTCAGAATTGAAGCTGATTCGCCTGTTTTCATCTTGTTTCTTTGCTTATTCTTTCTCTAAGCTGGTTTTTCATAGCATCTCTTTCAGTTCTCATCTTTTGTTGTTTCTCATATTCCACAGCTTCAGGGAGCATATCGTTAATCATCGCCTGTCTTTCTTCTGGACTTTTTGCTCTACCGTTCACATAGTTCAGAATTTTATTGCTCATTTCAGGAGATATTCCTTTTATTTGATTCATGGTATTTTACATAAGTAGTAAAAATTATTTTCTCATCATATCAGAGAACAAAGTCTGATTTCCCCCTCATTGATCTGATAGATTCATATCTACCCCTCCATTTCCTCAGGAGGTAGTTATTCCTTTATTGAGTTTCTTTATCATGTCATCAACTACATTCATAAAGTCCCCATAACCGAGCCTAAGATTGAGATTTGTTGAGGCATCAGTAATAAATTTTAACTCGCTATCACTCAAGGCTCCAAACGTTGCCCCCTGTCATTTAAGATCAATGAGGTTTTGAAGAGCTGTTGAAGACAAGATACGATCATAAAGAGCTCTATATTTTGCACCTTTTGTTCATGGAATCCCTCACATCCATACATTTTTAAAATCCCATGTATCCATATCCTTAAGCTCATTTAATTGCCCTATCAATTCTTTCGCAAAAGGAGTTATTTCTTGGTCTTTTGCTTGTTTATAATTTCTTGATTGATTAAGGAATCAACTTCTTGTTGTTTTTGATTCAATAGCCTTCCAATCTTCTTTAGTTATCGCTTTTCATGATTGGAGCTTTTTATAATACTCTTCCAATTCTGGATCATAGGTTGAGCTATTAGAACGGTTCACATTTGGAACAATAAAGGTCAAAGCCGATCCTTGAGCGTGATTGGACGTATATATCCTTTCATCTCAGCCCCTATTGCTTGACTTCATGACAAAGCTTCCATCAGGGTTTACTTTTGTAACTACTCCTACATGTCCGTTTGCTGGATAATTTTTACTGTTAAATATCGCAAAGCTTCCTACCTGTGGAGTATCGCTTTTGGTATAGCTTCAAGTTGGATTGGTTTTTTCTGAAAGCTTTCCTCCAAAATGAAGATTACTTCCTATAGCCTTTGCAATATCATTAGCAAACGCTCCGCATTGCCCTCATTTTGCACCATCTTGGAAGTTAGATACAATACTTCCTACATCTTCAAGGCTATTTGCCTGAGAAAGCCACTCAGAATAACTTTGAACTCTTTGTTGACGAGAAAAATTTTCAGGAATTTTTCCTGTTCATTCCATTTGAATTTTTACTCTTCAATCTTCACCTTGTGTGATTTTCCATTTTTGTTGTCAAGAAGTAGGATCATAGCCAGTTTGCTTATTGATAAGACTTTTGTATTGCGGTTTATTCTGCAAAGGTTTGATAAAATTCTCACTCATTGCTTGAGCTACACTTACTCCCTTTTCTTTAGCATACCTTAAAATATCATCTACGACCTGATCTTTACTCCTCATAATAAGGCTTCCGTAATTCTCATAATAGCTATTGAGTGCGTTACTTAGATTTGCCCTCAATTGTTCAGGATCCTTTACAGAAAGGTCAGAAATCTGACTCTGAAGTTTGTTTTTTTGTAAAATCTGCTGTTCTTGATATTCAAGATTGATTTTATTTTGCTCTTTAAGTTGTCTAATTTGTGCTTGTCTCTGTTGCTCTGGAGTTTCAAAACCGAGTAATCCCTTAGCAAATCATAGAGAACTCATTTTACTGGTAAAAGCTCTATAATCCTCATCAGCCTGCATCTTGAATGCATTGAATTCGTCCTTCATCTCTCCATATTCTAGTGCATATTCTTCTTTTCTGATTTGTGCTTCATCTGCGAGACTTTGCAATTCTCAGTATGCAAGTCTCTGAGCCTTATTGATCCTCGCCTCAATTAAAGCATTACTCGCTCATGAAGATTGTGCTCTAACCTTATCCGGAATTTGATTAAATTCTCTTTTTCTTTGCAGATAAATCTTCCTTGCTTCTAAGTAATCCTGTTTCATTGCATCAATTTTTGGATCTGTTTTTAGCTCCTTGAATTTATCATAAAGCTCCTTTGCTCTCCCATCTGCAGACATATCAAATCCAAGTTTTCTCATCATATCTGTAAGAGCATCAGTATTATGGCTAATTTGCTCATCTTCATTGAAGATCCTACTTGGAGAATCTGTATTTACGAGATCGAGTTGTTTTTTCTTCAGCTGATCTTGTAAATATTCATTATACACTTTAGGATTCTGTACTTTTAATGCTTCAAGTTGTGATTTTGTCAAAGTCCCTTCTTCTAGAGCCATTGATACCGCTTTCCCGTCACTATATCCAGCAACCTTTTGCTCTAGCTCCTTTCTCTTCCAAAATCAGTCAAAATGAGCCTGCTGAGCTTTACTTCTTTTATCATAAGAGAAAATTCTATTAAAAGTCTGTCTGTCAGAAAAGTATTCTCTATTCGTATTCCAGTACGCATTCAGATTATTCGTGATTTCGTTCATTCTAGCATCAGAATCATCCGCATAATCAGGTTGCCCGGTTTGTCTCGCATTTCCCTCTTGTACTCTTACTTGAGCGTTAGGGTCGGTAAACCTACTTTGATCAAGGACTTCATTTGGATCATAGCTTGGTTTTTGATCGCTGTTTTGATTATTTTGTACCTGATTATTATAGGTACTACCGTTGACTTGAGTCTGATTTTGGAACTGATTTTGCACTGGTGCAGGATTGCTCAACTGTGGTTGAAGATTTTGCTCTTGCTCCCATTGTGCCTTAAAGTTCCTATAATTCTCATTATTCCCAAATCTCCTTTCTCGAGATTCCTTTTGTGCATCAGTTCCTTGACTGTATGCTTTTTTGAAACTTTCGTAATCGTTCATCTACTTTTGCAAAAAATCTAAAACAACTATTTTACCTCATACCTTGTAGTTGCCAAGTATTCCTTAGTGATCTTGATTTCGTTCTCTTGTCCTTCGACTCCTTCGAGCTTTTTGAGCTTTTCTGACACGAATTCCCTCTCGAGCACGAGATTGTCAAAGATTTTTTTACACCTGAGAATAGTATCATAAAAAGAAAGATTATAAGGCTGAATCCTTATAGAGTTCGCTCATATTCCAGAGCCAGAATTCTTCCCTGACCCGTTCTGTTCGAGAACATAGACCTTACCATTGAGAACATGATCCACAATAGCAACGTGTCCGTATGGTCATTGTGATCTAATGATAATATCTCATTGCATCAGGTTTTTTGTCCCTTTTATCTTCTCTCGAGAGGAGAAAAAAGGGTTATTAGGCATATCTTTGGCGTTTCCTAACGCTCCAATTTTCTTAAATTTTAGCACCTCGAAGAGATACTGCTTAGCTAAATCAGTACATTGATAATCATATTGTTTATCGTAGTCGACTCTTTTCCCGCGTCGCTTTTGTACAAAGTTTTTGTAAGGTCTGTTTGCCATTTTTGCTTAAATAAAGATAAAAACTACTTCTTCTCCAAAGGGGTGCATTTCCACCCCTTTACTTGTTCAGATAATTATATAAAGCGATAAGTCTCATCTTCTCCTTGCAGAGTTCCTCGAGAAGTCTGAGATTTTTACTCCCCTTAGCTTCGATCTTGTCAATCTGTTCGCAGATTGCTTCAATCTGCTTTTCTACTACCTCCTTATTCTCCATCTTCATTTTTCTCAAAATCTAAAGACTCACGATCTCTAGCGTCAGAATTTTCTTTTTTTTCATTATTCGCATCAGTTCTATTCGCTCTATAGTATGAGGTAAACACCATCATTGACAGTACCATAAACTCCTTGCTCTCAATCTTTCCCATCGCAGTAAAGGCAACGAGAGCACAAGCTATCATAATAAAGACAATCTTGGTCGCACTTCCCATAATGCTTGTAATTACTTCTTTCATCATATAATTTATTAAATAATAAAATTAATGTTCTCATGCCTTAATCCGTGCATTTTTTAACCACTCTAAATCAGTCTGTATCTTTCCGAGCGTAGTTTTAATCTGCACAATATCTGCCTCTTCTTTAAACTTTTCTAACATAGATATCCTATAACTTAACGTTCCATAGGTTACCCCAATCCCGAATACCAGTACAATAATCTGCCATATTGATTGAGGATTACTTATTCGTTCTTTAAATTTCATTTTATAAAATTTTAAAAAGTAAAAATATGGTTATTATCTATATTTATTCTTTGTCCTTATATAGTAATCCTTGATTTCATCTGAAAGTAAGTTATCTCATACTACACAAAGATCAGAAATAGGTATGACGAAGTTGCTACTATCTTGCGAATCTCAAAATAAAACCTGCTTATCTCACATATCTAAAGATTCATATCTAGTTATACTATTAAGATAACTTCAATTCATAAATACATTTATTCTTAAAGGTCTTCATAAGTTAAAAACATATGCAACATGAGTCCGTCCTCCATTAGTTGAAATAGAATTATCTTCTACTCTATTTACTCTAATTGTAATATTGTATGCATACCTTCTCGATCAATAAATAGAAAAACCTTCTATACTTCACGATCATTCCTTATATCTGGATCAAGAGAAGATAATTTGATCTCTATACGTATTTTTAAAATCTTTTGCTCGGAAGGAAATCGTGAATGCTTTTAGATTTTTGAAATTTGGAAGTGATATGACCGATCATCTTGTATATCAAGCTGATTGCAAAAAACTTGATCAATCATTTAGCTTTCCATAAGTAGGGGTTGAATTTAAGGATATGTCATTTCAGCTTCAGCTGTAATCTTTTGTATCTCAGTTTAACGGTCGATATCAAAGAGTATTCTTAAACGGGGACTCAAACAAAGAAGCTTCAGGTCGTATCTTCTCATCCCCAAGATATACCGCAGAGATATCGTCATTTCATATTTTAAGTATCTCTATTTTATTGTCTCATAATAATAGTCACATTGATATCCGTCATTAAGATAAAACTTTGAAGATACTATTTTTTACTTCACCTTTCTTCCCACCAATAAATTCTGGCTCGTTGCCTACAAGATAGTCATTAAGAAAGTTTTCTAATTCAGTGATTTTATCACCAAGCTCTACAAAATCCCCAGCATTAATCCATCTTTCATCATACTCTCACGTTTCAACCATCTTTGGTCAAACAAGTCAAGTATCAGGATTTATTTCAGTAGATCCATCTTCTGCAGGTTTTTTTCTAGGGATATTCATATATCTTTTTTCTGTATCTTTAATAAGAGTCATAACCTTAATAGGTACGTCTGCCTCTACAGCTTCTTCGCTAGAATATCCAGCTAACTTAAAAATAACCTGTCTTGTTCTAAAATTGTACTGTCCGTCGATTAGCCTCCAATATCTAACGTCAGAATAGGTAGCGTAATCTCTAAGGGTTTTTTGAATAATAGTCATTATTGTTTAGGTACGATATAAAGGATATTATTTGGTCTTCAATTTCATAAAGCGTCATATTGAGCCTGAGTAACTTTCATTATTTTTACATTAGCCCCAAGTCACTCAGCCACTACAGGTACATTCGCTTGATTGAAAACTTGGGTCTTTACTCAATTAGAATAGTGCGATATTGTTCAATCAGATTCCCGATTAAAACCAGTATCAGAATCTCAGATCGCCAAAGAAATACCTGGCCACTCTCCAAACTGAGCATGAGCAAACATTTTCTGCTTGAAACTAGCAAAGGTATTATTGAATGCAAAATATCGAATATTGTTAAACATAAATCTAAAGAATTCACTACCATCATCTCCAAGTTTAAAGTCAAGTGTAGTATCATCATTATTATTTGAGTTGAAGACTATTTGTGCAAAATCAGTATTAGCCTCTCGTTTAATCCCCTTTTTATTCATAAACTCAAGCCACTCTTCCATTTTAGTTAATGCACGAAATATTTTTGTTCATGTAATAGGCTCTTCTCATTCCTTATGTACTAATCAATTTTCATCTATCTTATTGAGTTCTGGGAGTTGAGAGTCAGGTACTTTACCATTTACTAGATCTGCTTTAGATCATAGTTTAGTATTTATTTCTGTTTCTGTATAATACCTATCGTCATGATTATGACTGGAATCTGCTTTACCATTAAGCTCACTCTGCACAGCCTCCTTTGCTCTTGCTTCAGTAAAGTATAAATTCTGACCTCCTTCAGGGATTGCATCAGTAGATCAAGGGCTTGATACCATCTTTTTATAACCTGTCCCCGTCCATCTCCATTGGCTATCATCATTTATTGCGATATAGATCTTCCCTTTTTCTCCAGTTGTTGGGAACTGTGCTCTTGTATTATATTCTAACACATCATCTACATAACTTGGCAACTGGCTTGATGGAATAAGCCCGTTTATAAGGTCAGCTTTCTTACCTAATTTTCCATCTACTTCTGTTTTTTTATAATAAGCAGAGTCGTGATTATGTGCAGTATTAGATTTTTTATTTAATTCTGCTAAGACCTCTGCCTTACTGTAGACATCAAGATTGCTTCTAGCCTGTTCTTTATTAGTAAGTCAAGAAAGATTCTCTGACTTAAGCATATCCCCAGATCCACTTCCTGCTGGTCAGGTAATATCAGCTAGAGGGATTAAGTTTTTCCATGTTCTCTCGCTAGGGAATTTTATTTGCAAAAAATCATTTGTCTTTCTAAACTCTGGACTTTCTCAAGGGTCTCCTTTATCTCATTGTCTACCTTGCTCTCCTTTATCTCCCTGATCTCCCCTTTCTCACTTTAGTTTTTTTAACTGCTCAGGAGTAAAATCCTCAAACTTAAAAGCCTCCCCTTTGTCTCCCTTACCTCACCTTAGAGCCTCAAGTTGTTCAGAAGTGAAGTCTTCATAAGTAAAGGCTTTCCCCTTTAGCTCATCTATGGGCAAAAGATTTTTCCAGTCTCTTTCCCCTTGAAGCCTTCGCTGGATATGAGTTCCAGAAAACTTAAATTCAGGATTTTTACCATCTTCCCCCTTTTCTCCCCTAAAACTTTCAATATCAAAAAGAGTTTTCCATGCTTCTTCATTAGGAAATTTCCGTTTAAATACTGTTTGATCTAAAGCAAATTGTGGGGTCAATCAGTCATCACCATCTTCTAATTTGATTTGATAGCTCTTTTTATCTGTTGTGTGGAAAGTAATAGTTGTAGTTCTCCCTGATTTAGCTTTTGTAACATTTTGAATTCAAACCCCTCTCAGCTCCTCCTTATCAGCTAATCTAGCTTCTCCTGTAGAAGAATCCAAAATAAGAATTAAATCCTGATCACTTACTCAGGTTTTTCTTTCTATTTCGTTTATTGGTTTTACTGGTTCTTGTGCCATAACTCATCTTGCTTAACAATTAAATCCTTGTACTCATTTTCCATGTATTCCTTCCTTCTTGTCTTTTGGATCGACGAGTCTCAATCCAATATGCTGGATCTGCTCTGATTCCTAAAGCCTTCTTGTCTTTTGGATCGACGAGTATGGTCTTGATTCTTGCAAAAAAACTTCAAAGTACATAGTCCCTTGATCTACTTTGTCTGTTTACTCTTGCTCCTGTTCTCCATACTTGCATACCTCTCTCCTTTGAGTAATAAATTACCCCACTTATAATCAGTTTTCCAAAAAACTTTCCTATTTTGTTTGAAATAGGCTTTATAATTGATATCTTTTGATGACTTATTTTTTTAATTACAAAAAAAAATCTGACTTTTTGAGTCAGATATTCTTTATGAGAAGGAATTTTAGCAAATAAATGCCGTATTTAAATTTATCTCATTACAAGTGTCACAAGAATTAAAAATAAAATTATTACAATCACCCATAAAAACTTTGTAATAAGATTTATTTTATATTTTTCTAATTCATTATTTTTTTCGATTGATCTATTTATTTTATGTAGTCACCATTGATTTTTTGCAATTCAGAAAAAAATAGAATTTTCAAAGTCATTAAAATCTTTTCTTCCTTCAGATCAGAATGTTCATCCAAGCAGAAAGTCAGTTACCTCTAACTTTTCATTCTGAAAAATTTCCTTTTCATCCCAAAATACACGTCCCATTTTATATCTCTCAATACATAACTAAAATTATCTACATCTCCCCTTGTCAATACAAGAGTAGTTATTCCTCTTGATACCATCCCTTTTTGATCTATAGTGAGATTGAACCCTTGTACCGTTCTTTCTTGTATATGATCTCACTTTCACATCGCTATTCCTGCTTCTGTACTTCCTTGCCTCTGCACCAGGAGTCAGCATTACCAACCCAAATATCGCTACCAATGAAAGCAAAAGTCCCTTTTTGATAAAGTTTTTCATGTTTTTAACAAAAAAGATATAAAGATTTTTTAGTCCTTATATCCTTTTTAATATCCTTGTCAAGATTTATTTTCACAGAATAATAATTTTCGCTTCCAGCTGTCTAATAGGGATCGTAGTTTTCTCTGCATGAGAGGTGCAAAAAAATAAATATTCACCAGCTTTATCTATATCAAGAGTCCAAGAAAAGGCATCATAGTTACTCTCTGACTCCTCTATAGAATAAAGTTTAGCAGAAATCGCATTCTCAATATCTAGATTATTCTCTCCTTTTTCTATGAGCCCTATAACCATTCTTCCTATTCTATGTTCTCCATCTATTGAGCCTGTTTTTCGCCTTATCGTTAGTCAGATTTGATTGATTCATTTTTCTAGCTTTAGAGCCTCACTCTTAGCATTTGGATAAACTAATTGAGCATCTTCTATTCTGAATACAAACTTATTCGTTTGCTTTTTTGTTGACCTAGACTGAATACTCGTAGAGTGTTCTACTTTGAATCCATGCTCATCTCTTGCCCACTCTCTATCAGAGAACAGTTTATCATCTGGATTGCTATATTGTTTTGTTTCCATGATAGTTTATTGGATCTAAAATTATCTTTGCTTTTGCTCAGATATAAGATTTACACTGTAGAGTTCTGGAGTGGTGTGCTCTGTTCCATTTCCTTTTACCATAATTTGGATAATATGTCCTCGTGGCAATTGAAGCTGATTATGGAGATTTACAAATCTTGCTACTCCTTCAGTATACCCTCTATCAGCACGGATTTCTCCAATTCTCCTCATGTGATTGATTTCTGTATAGTTTAGCTCTTCTCCATTTTCTCTTACCAATGTTTTTTTTCAAAATCATTGTAGCCTTGGGACTTCACCTTCTAAGACAAAAGTATGCCATGCACCATTACTTTCTTCATAAATGAGTTTGTATTCTCCTTGAGTGTGTTTTATACTACACTTTTCTCACGGATTAAAGGTTACACCTTCAATCAAAAACGACCAAAAATGATACTTTCCTACCCCTCACCATACTTCCAGCACGCACTCTTTACTTGGCAAGAGATAAGAGACCTCCAGCTCCTTCAGCTCTTTTTCTAGCATATGAGCTCATATTTGTATTGGAAATCTTATTTCAAACTCTTTTTGATATTTTTTTACTGAAGTACTGCTATACTCTCTTTTTTTTACTACTCCAGCTGACTTATAAAACACTCTTAGTTTATACTTAACTACATCTATTTTGGTGATCCTTTCTCCCTCTTTGAGCTCCAATACACTACTTAATGCATTTGATTCTCAATTTTTCCCATAAAAATATATTTTATTCCCAGTTCCTAAGACAATATAGTTCCCATATTCTAATATCCTCGTAAAAGGCACTTGCAACTCATATCCTAGCACGTCATTGTCTTCATCAATAATACTCCCTGATATAATAGGGATAAGCTCAGCACCATTGTAGACATAAAGCCCTGTTATGCCTCTATTTTTTGCTACGATATAGATGAGGTTATTCTTCCTAACAGCTTCTATAAAATTCATTCATGGATAGGTAGTATGTTCTCCATCTTCTCATGCAACTTTAGGATATACTGATATTACCCCATCCTCTCCCTTGTTTGAAAAAGCATAAATCTGACTATCACTTACGACAACATCCTGTGCACGAACTCACAAGTCTCAACCGACACTAAATACTTCACCGAATTCTATTTTATTAAAACGTAAGTTATCTGGCATAAAGTTATATATCTTACTACTTCTGATCCCTTTTATGATAATATCATCTCCTAACTGCTTTAGGTTTGAGCTTGCTATCTCATCAATATATATTGTCCAATTGTCAATCAATTCATCTGGCTCTACATAGATTTTATAATTACATTTTTGTGAATTCTCCCCATTTTTTATCCTAGTTTTTATTTTCAAGCTATTCCGTCCTCATGGAGCTAGATTTACATCTAAAAGCTCCGTGTGCCTATACCTTTCATCACCCCAAGCACTAGTAATAACTTGAAAATCTGATCTTTTTGTATGGGATTCTAATTTGAGCATATCATCTGCCCAATCATATTTTAAGCCATAAGTATAATTATCTACCTCAGGAGCCTCAAGGTCTCATTCTAATGGAGCATCATCTGGAACCTTCTTTTTGATAAAAATAGTATTGCCCCTACGGAATCCTGTCCCTTCAAAATCTGCCTCAAAAGTTAATTGTTTCGACTTTCCATCAGCAGAGATACTCCCATCAGAATTCACTATACACCCACTAATATTTTTTAGCTTAACTTTAGGAGAATATCAACGCCTGATTTTAGTGTGGATGAGCGTTGTGGTAATCACCACGATAGTCTCCCAATCTTCCTCCCCCCAACTTACCAAAAGCTTTAGTGGTTTCCCACTACTAATTGGACGCTTCCTATCATAAGAATAGACAACATTCTTTATCGCCCTATTATTGTAATTATTCCCGATAATGATCCTATTTCTTTCATTATCCCATACTGATCAATCTTTACGTAAGGAGAATCTCCCTCTTTCATCCGTATCTACGATTTCATCACTCACTACCTCCTCAGATCCTCGTGCACTTGCTTTTACGCTTTGACTAGAACTAAAGATATCAAGATTTTTACCCTCAATAAATCATGGAGCCATACTATATTTGTCTTGTTGTAGTCCTATTTTCGCCCCTTGCTGATAGAAATTGAGCTTATCCATTAGTATTCTAGTTTAGTCATATAAATTCTTTGCTCTCTTGCAGTTACAAATCTTATCATTTCATCCAATCAAGCTTCAAATTCTTGCTTTGCATAGTTTGCTTTGTCTAAATCCTGCTTCCCCCTCCATAGCTCAGCCTCGAGTCCCAAGCTCAAGATATGATCAAAATCCTCCAAATCATCGTGCCCCTTAAAGAGCACCTCCTGTTCTTTTTTGATTGTCTTTACGGATTCGATCCCTTCTATCATAAGTCAGCCTTCTTCATCTTTTTCTGGACTTCGACTTAGCATAATATGATTATCTGCTAAATACCACCCTTTCCCTTGCTCTCCTTCACTCAATTCAGGAAGTTCTTCATAACTTTCCCCTTGTTTTAGTTTTACTTTCAAAATTTTAGCTATTCAAGGGATGATTACATCATTACTCAGTGTCTCCTCTTTTCTTTGGATACTATACTCACTTACTCCATTCTGAATATCTGTAGTCCAGCTATTCCAGAGATACTTTTCATTTGCGGTTACTATTGCTCTCCATATTCTCTTATAAACTTTATCTAGTTGTGAGAGGAGATAGTGATCAGGATACTGATTTTTACTTGTATTTGTTTTATAACAAGCCAATTCTATAATTTCTTTTACGTTCATTGTTCTCAATGCTAAAAAATAAAAACAAGTCTGACTCTTTAGCAAAGAGAGCCATCATTACAACGGCTCATCTTCATAATACTAGGTATACCTCAATTGCACGATCTGTTCGATATTCTGATCAAATACCTTTCCACCGTGTGCAATTTCTCCAATGATATTAAAGTAATTTCCAGCTTCTGCTTCTGTTACTTTTCCTACCATCATTTGTCTTACATAGTTGTATGCACCAGCACGGAACGCATAAAGCTTATTCCCTGTCAAAAGATTAGATTCATATACCTTGAATCCAGCAAACTTTCCAAGCCATCCATCAATTGCAGCCTGAGAAGCATCATCAGTTCCATTAAGGATCTTTGCCATTGCGATCAATGCTGATACTTCAGGAGATACCACAAGGATTCTATTATCCATTGGTACATCCTTTTTAGAGAGCGCAGTTCTGAGCTTCATAATGTGTTTTGCTACATTTTCTTCAGTCAAAGCTTCTCCAGCATTGATAACTTGAGCAGTATTCGCAGTAAGCATCGCATCAATACAAGCCAAGATTCCCTTTTCTACTGCTACATCCATCGCAGTATGGAGATCTTGCATTCTATTTGCTTTGATAAGATAACTTGTTTGGATTTCCTCAAGAGTTGTAAACTTTTCTCTATATCTGTGGAGCTTATCCACTTTCAATTGAGATTTAGTGATCACTCTTTCACTTGCTGTGATATCTCCAAGTGTTGTTTTTCTGAGATCCCCTGCATTTTCGCTAGATGCATCAGTCATTTCGATCTTTGGAGATACAGGAACTACTACAGTATCTCCTGCATTTTTAAGCTGTCCTTCGTATTCGAAGTTAGCAAACATTGAGAACGGCAATCTAGGTTTGTCGCTCATCCTTCTTTTAAGGTCTTTGGCAAATAAGGTGCTAATTACATCAGTTTGTGCCATTGTTTATAATTGGTTAATGATAAAAAAACATTTTAAAGCTGATTTACTACCTTGATTTTCCCCTCCTCTGCGAGTTTGATCATTTCTGAGAACTTAGGTTCAGGTATACATTTGAGTTGATCTACAGTGTAGACTTCTACTTCTTCACTGACTTCTACCTCAGATTTAACCTCAGGAGCAGGAATAGATTCTGACCATACAGACACTTCTTCTACTGGATCAGTTTCAGGAGTAGGTGATTCTATTACTACCTCAGATTCAGGGACAGCCGATTCTTCTACTGGTTGATTAGATCCCTCTTTGAGTGCCTTAAACTCTTGAATCTTGTCATCGAGCCACTGCATATCTTCAGGTCTTTCATCAGGTTTTTTATTCGTAGGAAACGACTTTCCCTCTGGATGGAGCTCTTTATAGAGCTTGATTTTCTCTTCTGTTGTCATCCTTTATATACTAGACAAATAAAACTATTCACCACTTAACACTCTTTTAATTTCTCCCTTTTCGATTTGGGCAGCTACGAGATTGTATTGCTCCTGTGGAAGTTTCGCCAATTCCTCAAGCGTGTATTCTTTCTTTTCAGGATTAAATACATTTGGATTAGCCCTTCATGGATTAGGATTTTCGATTGTTGCTGGTTTGTAGCCAGAAACACTCATTGCTTCATCCCAACTCAATGTTGGATGCTTTTCCTTTGCCTGCTTGACTTCCTCAGGGATATCATCAAATCCGTGCTTAGTTGTGAATCTGATCTCATCTCTTAGTTCGTTTCTCAGTCTTTCGCTTTCTGTTGCAAGAGCCTCTTGCTTGGCTTTATCTTTGTCAGCAAAAGCTGATTTTGCTTGCTGTTTTTTCTGATTGTACTTCTCCCTTGAGACATAGTTTTCTTCTACATCTTCTTTAGAGAGGTAATTCTCTTCCAAATCAGCTCTAGAGATAAAATCCTCTTGGTTGAAGGTCTCTTCCCTTCCGTCATCATACACGATCTTTGCCATCGTTGTAATAATAGAATATAAAATGCTGTTCTTAAGCAGTTTCAGCCTCTGCCGATATATCAGTTTCATTACTGATCAGTGTTTTTAGGTTGTTTGGTATATTCAAGAACTCATCCAATAAGACAAGCTCTGTCAGTACCAAATCCCTATCATTTCGCTTGGACTTACTTCTTTCCTCATTTAACCCTGAAAGAATGCCAGTTTTGAGATCATTTTTCCTTTGTTCTATATATTGTTGGACTAATTCCCAAAATCTCCCTTCTATTGCTTGTTCAATAATCTCACGATCTTGACTATTCAGTTGGAACATTATCTATTGCGTTAGGTCATAAAGCTATTGGTTGGTTATTCGCTTTGTTTTCTTGACTGATATAGTTAGAGACAAGCTGGTTAGTACTTGCATCCATTCACTGAGGAGCTTGAGGCATTGCTTGCATCTGAGCTTGTCAGCTCATAATCCTTGCCCTCTTTCTCGCCTCAATAGCCCTCTTTTTTGCAGAGGTATCAATTGCCTGCTGATACACTTGGATATAAATATCATGATTCTCTGACATATTCTCTATCGCTCACGGATCTTCATCATTGTTCAATAACTCCAAATCCATTGTCGCTTGATAGTATTCAGGTGGATAATCATATACCATATTCACAAGCTCCTTGTCTAGTCCTACAATCTTTGCAAATTGTCTTGTAAGCTGAATCTTCCCAAATTCGCTTGCTCCTTGCATGAGAGGTTGATAGCTTGCCATCATTGCTGATCTGTTTGCTTCATCTTGCTCTGCTTTATCTAGGATTGATACTAGCCTTAAACGGAGATCTTTTTTTGTTTGAAGGTCTTTCCCTTTCACAGTAAAAGTAACCGTTCCTATCCCACTATTGAGTGTGATATTCTTCTCAGACTTCATCTTGAAATGCTTTTGGTAGCTTCTATATCGCAATACATCCCAATACCTCTTTTCTCCTCGGAGAAAAATCTTAAATATCGTTGACAGTCTTACATTCTGATTCGCTTGAAGGAGCTGTGATTGTGTTGCGGTGATTGTCTTACTATACACCCCTATACTTTGCTCATCAAACCCAACTTCTTTTTTTGCCTTATTCTCAAGTATATTTTGAAGATTGTATCCATCAGTATTGCTTGAGGTTTGTGTTTGGATATTGTCAATGATCTTAGTATTCATAGGCATTTTTGCAGGGATATATTTTCTTTTCCCTACTTTCTTTTTTGCCAATTCTTTACCATCAATATATGCTGGATCATACAAGGTTACTCCTGAAAAAACTTCTTCATGGATCTTATTAAATAGGAGGTTCATTACTTGTTCTTCTGTATATTGATTGTCTCTTGCAATATCTCCTACACAAAGTCCATACGGATCTCCAGATTTCGGAACCAACCAAGCATGTACCACAGGACAAGGAATCTGACTTCAGTCTTTTTTCTCTTCTACCCTTACTGCATCGAGTTCTTCACATCTGAGGAGGAGACTTCTTTCATTTCCTCGCTCAGTAAGATACCAACGATTATTGAGCTTTGTAAAGTGCCTATATACTGAGAAGGTTCTTAGTGGGCTCGCAGTGATCATAAATCTATCTCCAATTCCTACTCACTCAGCCCAGTTCCTTAATCCTGCTTGATATTCACTTCCTAGTTCCTCTTTAAGTTGCTTGAGTTCCTTATCGGTGAGGAGATATTCCGTATTCTGATATAAAGAGTTGAAATCTGACTCCGTCAATTGAAGCTCAAATCAATGAAAGTTAAATCACTTTACGATATCAAAGTTTGGATCAGGTATCCAGCACAACGGACTATACAATCACTTCTTTGGACTTTCTGTCGTTTTATCCCATCATTCATCTACTGCGAGATAAATTCCATAGTCCACAATATCACAAATCTTGTTATAACTGATAATATCTTCTTCTAGTTCCTCATAATCAAACTTGAGGAGATTATTCCAAGTATCTGCATACTCAGAGTCTCCTTGTTTCCTCCCCTCAAAAGTAATGATTGGTCTGTTTTTGTAGAGAGCAGAGACAAAAAGATTTCTGTTTGTGTACAGAGACTTAGATTTCACGACATCTCCCTTCTGCATCACATCTCAGTTGATATTATACTCTCTGAGATAGTTCAATAGTATTGGTCTTTTGATCTGTGCAAGCTCTCGTCCTGCTTGATACTCGTTCTGGACTTTTTCTTGGATTTGCTCCTTCGTTCGCCCTTTCACTTTTTCTATCATTTTCTGTGTTACTTCATTCATGAGTATCTTTTGTATAAATAAATCTATTCGTAAGTATCAAATACTGCTTTATAAGTTTGAATTGGTCAGTCTGCTTTCTCAATTGTAAATACCATTCTCATCATTATTGCATCAGCAGAGTCTGGACTTCTTCAGATTCTTCTTTTGAGTTCTTCCTTGCTCTCCAAGAGAACTTTTCAATCATTCTCAGGATTTTTGAGCATTATATTTTCTAACTCCTGACAAAGCAGATCTTTTATTTCTCCATCAGCATTGATTCTAATTTCTCTTTTTTCTGCCTTTTCTCTGAGCTTGAAGTAGCACTGAGTTTTTAAGTTCCCAAACTTTTCTTGTTGCTCAGTTTTGATTGGACTAGCTGCGTTGTGAAAGTTGTAGCAACCTCTCAACTGATCAGCGACTCCAGCTCCTAATCCATCAGTATCGACTACAATGTTTTGTCTCATTACATGATATTCTCTCTCAAATTCTTTAACTATCTCTGCGGTCTGGTCGGTTGTTTTTCCTTTGACTTTGATGATTCTAATACACTCAAGCCCTCTCCATATCGCAATTACTGTGCTATCAGTTCCAAGTCTCGCAACATCCACACTAATAAAGGTAGTCTCACTTGGTGTTATATAAGAAGTAAACAGGTCAAGAATCTCATCATACCTAAAGAGTTTTCATGTGGTATCATCGTAGTCAAAGTTTCCATGTAAAAGTCTTTGCTTGGTTATTTCATCTGCTTTTTTGAGCTGGTCGATATAATTTGGGTCAATATGTGGATTATCAGTAGCTAGAGCAGGAATAAAAATTCTTCCCTCTGGTAGTGTCCCACTCTTTCGTGGCTTGTAGAAGTCGGCGTATACATGTCATTTATCAGGGTTGAATGTTTGAAGAAGTTTTGGCTTGAGTCAGTATTCTCTGTTTTTTTGTCTCCCAATTCTCGTTGAGAGGATAGTCAGACACTGAGCATCTACTTCGTTACTTTCATCTACAAACCCTCCAGTGAACTCCATTGACCCAAATCTTGTATAAAGTGGATCTGATGGCTTATATGCTAAGTCCAAAAGATAAATCTGACTTCCATTTGTAAAGGTTATGATATTATCCTGACTATTGAGATTCCCGCGCTCTGCTGTTGGTAACTCATAATCCGCACAAAACTTATAGTAGGTTGCAAGCGTTGTCTTTTTGAGATTTGTAAGCTCCCTTCTTCCCCAAAACCATCTTGTCCCTGGATACTGTTTAGCCATCATCCATGTCCGTGATACTCCAATGTAGGATTTACCTCCTCCTGCGGCTCCTCAGTAACCAACGTCAGTAGTTGTTGCATCAAGCAGATATTTGAGCGCTTCCATTTGCTTCTTACTTACTTTGAGTTCCAGTTCCTTCATCAAGTTTTATGGTTATTCAAGTAATTACTTCTCCACTGAGTTCTACCTTATCTGTAAAGAGCTTCAGATATTTTCCAAGTTTCTCTAGTGCTGAGTTTGCTCAGGCAGAGTCAAACTTCCATACCTGAGCTAATTGTTCATTTCCATTCTCATCTTTAATAATCTCTACAGCTTGTATCCCTCACTTCATCATAACAGGAACTTTCTGCATACACCTATTCGCTACTTCAACAAGACTCTGAATTACTCGCTCAGCTGTTACATCTGCTTTTTTTAACTTCTCTTCTGCTTTACTTTTGAGATATTCACTAACCTTAGGATTACTTAGCATTTTACATCATTGCACTTCGGCTGTCTTCTGTTTTACTCAGTAGACTTCTTTATATGCTCTCGTAGCATTGAAGTCTTTAAGATATTCAAAACAGAATAGTTCTTGCTTCTTGTTCATTTCTCCTAGCAAAAATAAAAAACTGATCTTGTTATAATCAGTTTTCCAAAAAACTTTCCTATTTTACTCAAAATGTGCTTATGACCTATTAAGTTTTTGAAACTTGTTTTTTAATTTGTTTAAAATTCTATCTATCAGTCTACTTGTCCCAGACTCTTCGATAAGCAAGAGGTGTGATATTTCTTTGAGAGATAACGGAGTGCCGTCGTATTCATACTCAAAATATATATCAATCAAGAATCAACTTATTTGCTCTCTTATACTTTCTTGCTTATATATCTTTTGTTTGATAGATCTCCTTCAAATCATATAGCATATAAGAAAGAAGTCTCAATAATCTTTGAGAGAGATTCTTCATTGTTTGAACATTCTTTTATTTATCATATTTTATAAAAAAAGTTCTAAAAGATAAATAAATCTGACTAAACTCTCTCATAAGTCTCCTTAAAGATGTCTGGCTTGCAGGGATAGTATTCTCCTTTGACACCCTTAATTATGTAATCTCATTCAGAGATTTTCATCTTACCTTCTAGGGTTTTAATATATACCTCTATAACAGAATCAGACATCCCATTCCATATTTCTATGTCAGGAAATGATTTTCTCAGGTTTGTTTCTGTTGTAAACCTTACTGCTTCTATAACTACAGGCTTCTTTCTGTATTGTCTTACCCTAGGATTCTCTTTCTCTTCTTGCTCCTCTTTGTATCTCCTGAGTTCTGCGACCTCCTTCTCTAAGTCTCTAATTCTTCTTTCTTTATGATCTATCTCTGCTGATTTTGGAAACCAATCACTAATTCTGTTAAAATCCCCAATATTCGGATAGGTTGGAGTTGGTCGGTTTGGTCTGTTCTCTGGCATATAACACATTTTTTTATTTGGTAAAAAAATAAATAAATCTGATTTATGATCTCGTTTTTCGTTAAAACAGCATTTTCTCTTCTGATGGTCTTGGTAGGTGCTTATTATTCGTATACAAGACCTCAAATACTTTTGCGCCATTCCCACCTTGCATAGTTCTTCATTTGACCATTGATATTGCTACTTTGTGAGGATTCTCCTCACTCATGTATGCAGGACAAGGTAGCTCTCTGAATCGTTTATCTAGTTTTTTATAATCAAAACTATTTTTCTGCACTTTGTATGTTCAGGTTCAGCGATACGGAGGGTCTAGGTAAAGAACAGTTTCCTCTATTGGAGTCTCAATCTTGATCTTGTCGTAGCTACCGTTCAAAATCTCAATATGCTGTAGTCTCTCAATATGCTGTAGTCTCTGTATGTTTTCTAATGATTGCAATGTTTGAAGAGAGTATATTCAAGTTTCGCTGTATCTTTCTAAGAGATGTTTCAAAGTTTCCATTCAGATTTTTTTCTTCAACTCTAGTCTTCTTGCTTCAATCGTTTTTCACTCCAATCTCCAATAGATTCAAAGATTTTCTAAAAGAGAATAATCCTCATAAACAACCGCAAAATGAAGAGCTTTTTTTCGTGGTTCTAATGCTTCAGAGTATGCATAAGATCATCTTTCATTTCCAAAACTCCAGCAAATACTCATTGCTACTGAGTAAGCGTCTTCTTTGTCTTTGAGACTGCTAAAATCTTCTCTGCTGACTCGCCTGTTCCACTCTTTGGGAATTCCGTTTTTAATCTGCTCCATCAGGTTGCACATTCCTTTGTCAAGATCGAGATAGTAGACTTTTTCAAAACCCTGTTTTAGGGCTTCGAAACTTACTGCACCACCTCCTCAGAATATATCATAAAAGTATTTTGCTTTTGGATTCTCGTTTTTAATATACTGCACGATATATTTTGCGAGATTCCTTTTACTTCACATATAGGGGATTCCTAGATTCTCCATTCAATTTATCAATTATATAAATATTATAATCCTTTTATCCTCTTGAGTTCGTTCACCATTAATTCATAACGCTCAATCATCTCTTGTAGCGATCATGTAGCGATTTTCATAATTTGCTTGTCATTGATCATCTCATCTACGAGAATCTCTCCATACTTCCTCTGCATTCGCCTTGTGTAGACAATATAGTTCCCATGTAGGATTACATTACACCTCATGCAACCTGCATGACAGTTCTTTTCGTCTCGTCTGTACTTGTAGACTGAACGAGTGATGAAGTGCATGTTTTGAGCTTGTTTCCAGTGGACTCTTGCTCAGCAGAGAGGGCAGGTTACCATTCACTTCTTATCTGCTACCAAAAGTCTCACATAAACAGAAAAAATCTGATCCAGTTTTTTGATCAGTTGTGATCTTGTCGGTCAGGTTTTCTTTTTTTTCATAACGGAAAATACCTCAATATAAAATTGAGGTTCTACTTACCCATATATATCAACTCTATTATACTACTCACTACCGCATTTTCAAGCTTTTTTCATATAAAAACTATGTTTTTTTGACTTATTTTTTATTTTTGGTTATACTTGTAACGATATAT